TTAGCACAAGAACCCGCTGAAGGTATAATGAAGACCGGCGAGTTTGGCGATAGTAAATTTTATAAAATTAATTGCCAATGTGGCAATCACGATGATAGCATTGCGTTTGAAGTGGAAGCGGACGAGATTGGAGTGACAGTCAATATTTGGACTGAACCCAAATCCACATGGCGAAATATATTAGTGGATGATAATTTCCCCAATATAAAAAATCCTTGGGTATATGCCATCGATGACTCCATCCGTTATTTCATCAATAGTGTATATCATCGTGTTAAATTGATGTATCAAATCCTAACAGTTGGGTATGTAAAATATCATCATACAACTATCATGAGTGAGCAACAAGCATTGAATTTTTCCGAAGTGTTAAAATCTGCAACTTATGATTGCCAACAATTCCGAGAAGAACGTGCCGCTAAATGACAAGAAAAATGATTACTAAATTTTTTAAAAATATAATTGGAATGTCTACTCCCACCAAAACAGTTGACATTAAAGAGCAAGATGACAAGAGTAAAGTAGCAGCTAAGCGAAAGCTAAGTAGAGCCAAGGCTGCTGACCTTAAATTGACACCCAAGGAACTGGCAAATAAACGCAAAGAGCCGTGGGTAGATGTCATCGATTTTAAAGTAAATCAAGATAATATACGAAATGGCGTTTATGAACTTGACTGGAATGATAATTTCATAGTACAATTACGAAATGCTGGATATGGATTTGATGGAGATCCAGATGAGGAAATTGTAGGCAGATGGTTTAGGGATATTTGTATCAATATAGCAGTGGATATCGGCAATGATAGCGTCAATAATCGTTCAGCTAATTATATCAACGTAACTAAGTTATCTGACGGCAAAAGCATCGTCAGTTAGTAGTTAATAATTTATTAGTAGGTCGGTTATTACACGACCTACTATCATCCCAAACTAGTAGCAGTAAGGATATACATGACATATATTATCGTTGATCTAGCTAACACTTTTTATCGTGCAAAACACGCAATACAAGGAAATGCCGATTTAAAACTTGGCATGTCATTTCACATCACCTTTAACGCAATAAAAAAAGCATGGCAGGATTTTGGTGGCAAACATGTAGTTATATGCAATGAAGGACATTCATGGCGTAAACACTATTATGCCCCATATAAACAAAATAGAGCTACCATCAGGGCAGCAATGTCAGCAAAAGAACAAGCTGACGAGGCATTGTTCTGGGAAGCATTCACTGAATTTAAAACCTTTATTGAATTAAAAACTAATTGTACTGTACTACAACATCCACAATTAGAAGCTGATGACTTGATTGCCGGTTTTATACAAGCACATCCAACAGCAAAGCATATTATTATCAGTACCGATAGTGATTTCCACCAATTAATTTGTGAAAATGTTAGTCAATATAACGGAGTGGCTGATCAACTTATAACTCATCTAGGATACTTTGACGCAAAGGGTAAACCAATCAAAGATAAAAAAACTGGCGTAGTTAAATTGCCAATTGATCCAGTATGGATGCTTTTTGAAAAATGTATGAGAGGTGATACCAGTGATAATGTATTTTCGGCATATCCGGGAGTTAGAACAAAAGGCAGTAAAAACAAAGTTGGTTTACTTGAAGCATTTGCAGATAGAAATGACAAAGGTTATTCTTGGAATAATTTACTATTACAGCGATGGACTGATCATACTGGAGTGGAACACCGTGTTTTAGATGATTATAACAGAAATGTAGTACTTATTGATCTTACCGCACAGCCGCTTGAAATTAAAGAATTTATACAAGAAACAATAGCAATAAATTCAGTAGCAAAAGAAATTACACAAGTTGGTATTCATATGTTAAAATTTTGTCAATCATATGATATGAAGAAAATGGTTGAGAATATTCAACAATTTGCAAGTCCATTACAGGCTCGTTATTTTAAAGATTAATTAGTATCGATACTCAAACAAATTTCAATTACACAACTACGAGGTTATTATGCATATTCAATGGTTCGAAAGTATCCCAGCTGATGGTGTATTATGTAAATGCAAAAATAGTAAAGATGGCAGGTATTTTAAATTTGATGTAATTACTAGATATAACGATAGGCCACAATCAATGTTTAAATTTAAAAATAATGATATGTTCTTTCCCGGTTATGAAGTAGCCATACCGGTAACTGCTGCTGAAGCGGCAAATTTAAGTTTTATGGAGCTGTTAGATGTTTGAAATATACGCAAAACCTATAGTAGATGATAAATTTTGGTTCATTGAACAAAATGGCACTAAAGTTGCCACGCTACATAAACAAGAAAATAATAGATTTATTTTAACAAACCAAGGCGGTGATAGATGGTTTAATCAAAAAGAAGATTTGACTAATTATTTTGGTGAAAATTTCTTTCTACGCAATGACAAAATTAAAGTAATTCAGCCAGAAGTAACTGAATGTTATGATTTTTCAACTAGAACATTACCGCATAATGCAATGTATGATGTGCAACGAGGACTACCACTGTATACCAAAAGTGCCCAAAGCAAGAGTTATCATTGTGCAGGGTGGTATTTGGTAAAATTTAAAAATTGGGTAGTGGCATATTGTCCTAAATTAATTACAGTAGAGCGATACGATTATCGTGGACCATTTAAGTCGAAAGCATCGGCAAGTCAGGTAAAATGCAATCTCAAATAAACATAGCTCCATTATCACAATTTGCACAATTATTAAGAGCCGCTGAATTAGGTCAACGGAATGAAATAAAGTTGCCAATGCAGCAAGCTCGGTTACTTAATTTAGCATTAGTTGAATTATTAGTAAAAGTTAATAATGATTATGAAAGTATGTATAATGCATTGAAACAAACAGTTGAAATTTCAGCAATATCAGTTAATATGGACGGTGGCGATTTTGAATGAAATCTGGCTAAATATATATTTACCGGAGATTCAATATGGCAAGACCACAACCAACTATCATGCTAGAAAAAATTGACAATACAACACATAAAATTGACCAGGTATTGCATGCAGACGCAATCTGGGCTGTTTTCTACAAAAATGGTGCGATTAATTTGCGAAATATACCTGGGATGATGAGCTATGCTGCTCCCTTATATAAAAAAACTTCATTCTCAAATCCAGGTCATGCTAGAAATTTAGCATCTAAATTAAATAATCAATTTACATGTAATGACTTCACTGTGGTTAAATTAGCAAATGGTACTTTGGATAAATGAGCAGCAATAATGCATTAACAAAAATATTCTTAACCCAATGGGGTAAAAGTACTGATGAAGCCAATGTCATATTGTATTCTCGCGAATGGTGGAAAACGAATAGCAGTGCCAAACATTCGTCATTGCGATTAACTGATGCTGGTCTAGCCTTTCTAAGTAAAACCTTAAAATTGCATTCTTATAATGTGCCATTCTCAGTTGATATTGGGGATAGCCCACAAACAATGATATTTTTAGGTCGATACATTAAATGCCCGTATTTTTTAACACCAAGAAACATAATCGTATTTTCTGAACTTGTAAATTTTGAATTACGATTATTTTCAGATGATATTAGAAAGTATGGTATCATTAAATCACTAAAGGCTCGTAACGGTTAAAAAATTAATATATGTATTGACTAATTAACACCAGTGCTCTATAATTTGATCTTTCTCACTTCAACAATAGGTAACAATCATGAATCTGAACAGAACAGTTGGACCCAAAGCTGCTTTTAAATCTTTAACTAAAGCATTTGCCATTAAACGTCCAGTTTTTCTCTGGGGACCACCAGGTATTGGTAAATCAGATCTTATTAAATTGATAGGTGACAAAACCAATTCATTAGTGATTGATATTAGATTATCATTATGGGACCCAACTGACATAAAAGGAGTGCCCTACTTTGATAGTATCACCGGAACAATGAAATGGGCACCACCTGAAGAATTACCAAGTGCCGATCTCGCGGCCAAACATGAAAGAATAATTTTATTCTTAGATGAAATGAATTCAGCAGCACCTAGTGTACAAGCAGCAGCATACCAATTAGTACTAAATCGCAAAGTTGGCACGTATGAATTACCCGATAATGTAGTCATCGTAGCAGCTGGGAATCGAGAATCTGATAAAGGGGTGACTTATAAAATGCCAGCTCCATTATCAAATAGATTTATCCATTTAGAAATGACCCATTCATTTACTGATTGGTTTGACTGGGCGACTGAAAATAATATTCACAAAAATGTAATTGGTTTCTTAAATTGGTCCAAGAATGATTTATATGATTATGATCCTAAATCAAGTTCTAGAGCATTCGCAACCCCACGCTCTTGGAGTTTCGTAAGTGATTTAATTACTGATAATGACACAGATGAAGAAACCTTGATGTCATTGATAGCAGGTGCAGTCGGGGAAGGTGCTGCTATTAAATTTGGCGCTTATCATAAATTAGCTGGTACATTACCAAACCCAGTGGATATTTTAAGTGGTGAAATCAAAGGTATGACCAATCATGAAATTTCAGCCATGTATTCATTAACGATTGGCCTATGCTATGAATTAAAAATCAGTGCTAGTAATGGTGACCTTGACTGGAATGATAAAGTTAACAATTTCTTCGCATTCATGATGGCAAATTTTGAAACAGAATTAGTAATCATGGGCACTAAACTTGCGTTAACTACCTATAAATTACCAGTTGATGTTGATGAAATTGCTTGTTTTGATGAATTTCATAACAAATATGGCAAATATATAACTGCGGCATTAGACAAATAATCACACAATCGGTGATGGCTATCATGGTCATCACCACGTTATCAATATAATAGGAATAATTATGTCCTCTTCTCAACAACTTACCGCAATCATTGATAAAATAGTAATAGCTCGGGTTGGCTTATTATTGAAGCATCCATTCTTTGGTAATTTGGCAGCTAGATTAATCATTAAGGATGGCAGCGATTGGTGTGATTCTGCGGCAACTGATGGCCGAACTATTTTCTTTAATCAAAATTTCTTTGCTAAATTATCAGTGTCACAAATTCAATTTGTACTAGCACATGAAATTTTGCATAATGCGTTTAATCACATGGGTAGATTAGAAGGTCGCAACATCAAGATATTTAATTACGCGGCTGATTTCTGTGTTAATGGCCAATTAATTCGTGATAAAATAGGAGATTGGAATATTGATGG